GCGTTACTATTCATTGGTCTTTCGTTTGGTTGTACAAAGTTTAAAAAATCTTTTTTAAAACTCCAAATTTACTCCGTAATTTTTTAATAATATATTCAGCTGAGTATTAAGCCCTTCGCTCTTTGTCTCTGACATTTCAGTCATCTCCAAGCCCAGGCGAAAGAATAGGATCATAAGCTTCCCAGCATCCAGGTACTGATCAGTGACCTCTCCGCTCGGATCTCCTTTGTAGATCTCCTGCTCGATCTTCAGCAATTCATCAAGGACGCTGTTTGATTTCATCTTCAGCGACTGGCGATTGAAGATCGACGGACGGAAGTCTGCCTCGATGTGATCGATCAGCGCGTTGATTAGTCCAGCGTAGATAATAATCGTTTCTTTCTCTTTTAGTTTTTTCATGAGTTTTTATTTAGATAGTCCTTTATTCTTTTGGTCCGAAGGAAAGCAGCCCTCCGCTCGGATCCGTGATTATTTAAGATTCGCAAAAGATTGATTCTAAGCGAATGATTTACGTCGTTGATGATAACACCAGGCAGAGTGATCGATCGCGTCTCTCGTGTCAATTCTGACTCAATCCAAGCGATGCACAGCTTATAATTGTCCGGCAGATTTTTATTAGTGTCCATTTTAATCAGTGCAAAAGCCAGCTTGACATCCTGATCCGGTTCCAAAATGGAAGTCCATCTGCAAGCCTATCTCCTTAAATTGAAAGTAGGTGCCTTCTTTTTTCCACTTCTTAGTTTTAGATTCCTGCTCAGCGAACCACTGCATCTTCTCAGGTTCTAAATCCCAGTTTTTACGAAGCTGTTGCATTGGTTTGTGAAAACATCCAACACAGTTAGAGTCAGCTGGGAAAATTAAAGGAGTTGAATCTGCCCACTTCTTTACATCGTAATGAGTGATTCGATTTTCAATTAAAGGAAAATATCCTTCTCGCCATTCTATCTCATCCCATTTATTCCTTCCATTTGCTGATTGTCCAACGATTCCTTTGAATGTGGTAGATAATCTTTCAGCTCTTTCCATCTCATCGTATCTAAACCCGATGCCCATCTTTACCTTCTCGTTTATGTTTTTATACCACCAATCCCAAATTGGTCTCATCTTCATCTCTGTAGTGCAAAATCTCCATTGCTGATTAGGCAAGCCTTTGCCTCCAGTTGCTTTGCGATTAACCTGCTCAAAGGTTTTCCCGGTTACCCAGATTATCTCTTGTCCGATTAATTGCTCTAAATCAATAACCGCCTTTAGTGTGATGTCTGATTCAGCTGTTGCAATAAACTCTTGATCTATTTTATCTGAAATAAACTGGACTAACTTCTCATCTTTAGGAGTACATCTTCTGTCTTCTATTCTAACCAATGAGAAGATATTATAATCGGCAGGAAAGTGTTTAGCTAGATAGCTTGATGTTTTGCCTCCGCTTAGTGAATTAATTGTTTTCATATTATAGTTTTTTAATTTCAAACTCGATTCTAGGATCCAGCTTATCGATGTGCTTCCTCATGACCAAGACCGAACAGAGTCGATCGTTTGCAATCATACCACAATTCTGGAGGCAGTCAAGAATTACCTTCGCCGCGTTGTCCAAGTCGGATCTGTTAGATTGGAAGTAGACATCGATCCAGATCTCGAAGGGCTCCGTAATTGTAATTACTTTGTGCTTACGAATCTGCCACTCGAAGCTCACTTCGTAGCTCTTAAGATCAACGGTCTTATAGAGGCGATTCCGTCCGATCCGGTATCCGTTTGACTTGCTAGGCACCTGGCCTTTGATAGTGATCATTTTATCGATTTTAAAATATGAGCTATTACATCGACTGTCCAGCCATCGCCTATCAAATCCTCAGCTTTATTCCTAGGCAAGGTTTGTGTATATCCAGCTTTAATACCTTGTAATTTTTCTAGTTCATTCTGAGTAAACTTTCTTAATACTCCGTCTTTGAAGATATAGTATTCATTGGTCCTTAATAAGCAATTTGATTTTGACTTCATTAATCTTCCTCTTCTGGTTTTGCTTGTAGGGAAAGATAAATCTATTCCATCTGAATCAGAAACTAAAACAAATCCTTTTTTAGTGGCTTCTTTAACTTTTAGCTTAATTACATTTGAATCTATTACAGCATCTAAAATTCCTGCATCATAAAAATTTTGTAGCTTATTCCCTTCGCTTACATTATTATCTAAAATATCAGAAATAAAAATATCTTTCTTATCATATTCAAGTATAGGTAAGTTAGTCCAATAGTTTCGCTTTCTAGTTTGAGCAGTAAAATCTGCTGAGTCAATCATTACCGGCTCTACATTTAAAGTTTTAGTGATTATATTTTGCCATTTCTTTTCCATTAAAACATTCTCTAATAGAAAAAATTTAGGTTTTACTTCATTTAAAACTCGAATGTATTCCCAGAAAAGATAAGACTGACCAGAAAATTTAAAGCCAGAATTTTTTAAATAAAGATAATCTTCAAGATTAGTTATCTCATAATTATCAGTCGTAATCATTCCATTCATTTTACCAGCAAAAGAGAAAGACTGGCAAGGAGACCCTCCAATTAATAAATCTATATTTGGAAGCAAGCTAGTATCTAAACTGAGAACCGAGCCTAATTGTATCGTATTTGGATAATGTAAGTTTGTCAATTCTATTGCATGAGTTTTAATTTCAGAAGCAAAATAATTATCCACTTTAAATCCTGCTCTTTCTAGCGCTTGCTGTCCGCAGGACATTCCGTCAAATAAACTTAATACGTTCATAGGTTTTAAAATTTAGTTGGTTCGAATTCATTTACAATCGTATTAATCGCGCTGTCCTGGTAGACTGGCTTAAACCCTTGGAGCTCCTCGTAAGAATCAGCGATCCGGTTTGTCGTAATATCCACATATCGATCGATCGTGCAAGTCTCCCCGTCTCGATTTTTAAGGATCACATAGTTCAGGATATTATCGTCTGGTCCCTTGGCTGTATTGTTAGCCCTGGCGTCGGTGTATTTATAGTAATCGTCGCGATATAGTCCGATCACTGCGATCGCGTCCTGCTCGACATTACCAGAGCTTCTAATGTCTGATAGCTGTGGCAGTCTTGAGGATCTTCCCTCGATTCCCCTAGATAGCTGAGACAAAGCGATTATAGGAATTTTTAGCTTCCTGGTTAGCTTCTGGATCTTATTCGATACGGAAGAAACCTGAGCGAAGTCTGACTGATCCTTTAGCTGATTATCTCTGATCAGTTGTAGGTAGTCGATGACTACCAGGTCAATCTTATTCCGCTTGGCCTCCGATGTCAGGATCATAGACAGATAGTTGATGTCACGATTATCAGAGTCATAGAAGAAGATCGGAAGCGATTTAAGGATCGACGCGTTCGAGTTGCGGATTTTAAGTATATCGTCCGGCTTCACTCGGTTAGCTTTTAGATCGCTGTATTTATAGTCGCAATTCTCGGAGCTGATAAGACGATACATGAGCGACTCCTTTGGCATCTCAAGCGAAAGGAATAGAACTCGTTTACCAGATTTAGCAGCGCTCTTAGCGTGTTGTAATCCAGCGACTGTCTTTCCCATACCTGGACGCCCAGCGATGACCGTCATCCCTTCCTGAAATCCTCCAAGGATATAGTTAAGTTCACGCGATCCAGTGTCGATCCCTGAGAATTTTATCTTTCCAGCGTTTGCCTCTAGGCGATTGATCACATCGTCGTAAAGATTAGCGATGTCGAACACCTCTGTCGATTCGATAGATCGCTCTAGTGAGTCCATCTCTTTCTCGATGATCGTCTGTAAGTCTGAGACTTCCTTATTATCTAGGATCGCTGCCTGGATTTTGAAGGCCAGATCGTGAAATCTTCTCTTTCCTTCTGTCTCTTTTAGCAGATAGCAGGAGTCTTCCAGATTGATCACTCGGTCTGGCATTAATTTAAGGACCAGCTCCGAAGAAATTCCTTTCTCCTTTTCTTTGCTTTTAAGGACACGAAATACGTCGGCTCTAGTGATTCTCTTATCTTCTAGCGATAGTTCCTTAAACGCCAAATATGACGCCTTGAATAAAGTGTCAGTAAACGATTCAGCATTGATTATTTTGTCAGCCTCCGAAAATAAGTGAGGATAGCTGAGTAAGTGAGCGATTATATCCTTTTCAAGGTGTAGATCGCTAAGGTTTAGTTTTAAAGCCATTCTTGATTTATTATAGGTTTGTCTTGCAAGGTAGTAGAATTTTTAGAATCATTACTTCCTGGAATAAAATTATTTTTCTTTGGCTCAAATAAGCCCTGGTAATTATTAGCGATCGAGTGATCCACTGCTTGAGCTAATTGCTCATTAGTTTTATCACTCCAGGCATTTAATAAAGTATCAATCCCAGTCTGAGTATATTTGGATTTCTTTTCACGTTTATACTTAAACCATTTTTTAAAGATCTCGTTTCGCTCATTATCAAATACAGAATAAATTGGCTCTTTATATTGATTTTTAGTACCAAAAAAATCTTCAAACTCTTTCTTTTTTACTACTTCTTTCTTTGTAGTTTCTTTCTTTATATTGTTTGGTGCTTTTCCTATACCAGGATTTCCGATAGGTGGGTTTCCGATAGTAGGGTTTTCAATAGTAGGATTTTCTTTTAGTATATAATTTACTCCCCAGTGACCTTGCTCATTTTGAAATCTTTCCCTTAAAAGATATCCGCTTTTCTCTAATTCCTTTAGAGCAGATATAACTGCCTGCAATCCTTCCTTTGTTTGGTTAGATATTCGATCAGCGCTAAAATCCCATCCGTCTGGCTTAGACTGAATGAATGCAAATAAACCCTTAGCTCTAAGAGATATTTCTGGATTGTTTACTAAGTCATTCGGAATTACCGAATATCTGTTTTTGATAATTAATTTACTCATGATTTTGAAATAAAAAAAAGCCAGACAATGCGTGGTAGAGCAAAGCTGGCTTCGGTTTTTTAAACCCTTAAAATAACCCGAGTGCTACCACCCGCTCGGCTTATTGTTCTCAAATTTAAAACAAAATTTTTAAATAACAAATTATTTCTAAGAATTTAACAGCTTGGTTAATCGCTGGATCTCTGCCTCCGATTCGCTGATCTTATCCAGGATCAGATCGAAAGCTTTGACCTCTGGATTGTAGTATTTCATGATCTTAGAATAGTCTGAAATCGTTTGCTGTTCGTGTGCGATCCGCACGTTTACCACAGCGTGAAAGCATTGGTCCTCTAGTGTCATTGCCTTTCCTTTATGTGACTAACTACCTCGCGCCAGTACGTCGCGTCTAGTCCGTCGATGATCCGATTTTTAATGATCAGCCTGGAGTTTTCCAGGGCTTCTTCTAGGACGTATTTAATCTGAATCTTTCCGTATTGCTTTATATGAGTATCGCTGATATAGTTGATTATATCGTCTGATTTTTCTTTCGGTGTCATAGCTTTTTTATTTCTTGTTTTACTTTTTTCCAATAATCAATTCCTGCATCTAATGCCTCACTTTCAAGCATATAAGATAAAGGAATAATTGGATTTGATTTTAATATCTCATCAACAGCAATTAATGCACACCTAGTCGCTTGTTCTGAATCTACATCTGCATATCTCCAGAATGTAAATCTTATTTCTACTGCTTTTTCTTTTGCTGTCATGGCTTACAAATTTATAATATCCTCTCTTATATCTGCCCAGTGGCTAAGATCTAAATCTCCTAAAGCAATCGACTCTAAGACGATTTCTGTCGCTAGGATTGCGGAAGCGATTGCCTCCTCTTTATTTTTCTTGATCTGTGGATGCGCTTCCTGGAAACGCTTCACTAAACTTACTGCGAATTGCTTTCTTGTCATTTTATTATTTTTTAGCTATCTGTATAAGTTTATCTATACAAGCATTCTCTGCTTCTTCGTAGATGTCATTATATGATAATCTTGCTGTCCCTAATATACTTCTATCTTTAATATTATCGTATATGTCATAATTAAATTCTTGGGTACCAATTTCAATTAAACCAATTAATTCATACTTCTCCCTAAACCATCTAAATGCTTGTTGTTTAAGTGGGGATAATGCTGCAATAGATTTATCGTAACCTTTAATTTCTGTAAAATCAAAATTACCAATTTGATGTTCTAATCTTACATCAAAATAACCCATACATTTTTCATTAAATCCTAATTCCTTTAAGGCTACCGCTTGCTCGTATGTTACAAATTCTTTTTTCATTTTATTGGTTAGATGTGGGCCAGCCTACATGACCGGCCCGGTTTACAAATATACTAATTTTTTGCTTTCCTGATTCTGTGGAAGAATATACCTTCCAGGTAAGGGAAGTCTTTCTCGAACTTATAGGCATAGTCTGCCGTATATGAATTGTTCACTTTGTATCGATCAGTCTTTTCGATCATTGACTCCCATCGGATCCTTTCGAAGATCTGCTTGGCTCCGATTTTTTTATGACCGTTATTGATCAGCAAAAAGGCGAAGCGTTTGAACTCTTCGTAGATCCTTGGATTCCTTTCGTGATACTCTTTGAATGTTAGCATCTTGTTTGAATTTAGATGAATAATAAAGTTTTCTGTAATCCTCCTGAAGCTGGTTAGATATGTGATCCATCCAGGCGTTAAAATCAAGCTTCTGCTGTTTCATATTCTTGCATGATTAATTTTAACTCCTCCATTACTTCCGGGTATTTTAGTTTCCCGTAGACTGTCTGCTGGACTAAGCCAGTGTTCCACTCCCTGGCGCTAAAGGGAAGTTTCCCCTTAGCATTTAGGCGCTCTGCGACTTCTTTATAAACGCTCATTTTCTTTATCTTTGCCATCTTCTTGGTCTGTTTTTAATTCCATGTAAGGCGCGGAGCCTATTACTTTATATCCTTGCGATAATTTCCAGTCGCAATACCTGGCATATTCTTCACTAGATTCGAATCGTTCTATGACCGTGGAATATCCTCCAAAGGTATATTTTAAATCTAGTCTTAAAACTTGAGGATAGACTGGTATATCTTTGGATTTTTCCCCGATATAAACCAGCCCTTCCTTTAGTCGTTCATCCATCCACTGATCGAAGTCAGTCTTAGTCTCGAAGTCTTTCAAATAACTCACTGACCAATCGATCGAATTTTTAAACATGAAGCTTGTCCCTTGCTTGAACATGACTACCAAGGTAAATCGTCTTCGTCAATTGTAGCAGGCTCAGATACTTCTGACTCACTAGGTCCGCCAATTACAAGCGCCTTGTATTCGTTCGAAGATTGGATCTTCTCCTTGATGAAATCAGGGAA